CCCTCGCCAAGCCGCGTTGGTTACAGTTACGCTATCCAAAGACGCATTGACTGAGGTGTACCATTGAGGCCCGAAGCCCGGACTGTTTACTGAGTGAATCTCTGAGTAGTGGCTGTTGCTGGTAGCCACGGAGAAGAAGTCGGATTCCAGCCCGTCTACTCCCCCGGAGTCCTCCAGGGCGATGGCGCGCCACACGTTGCGGTAGCCGAACAATTCATACGCGCCGCACCCGGTCACACTATATCCAACGAACCGCAAGTTCTCGAATGTTGAGTCTGCCACATAACGCAGATACAGGCCGCGCTGCTTGGTGGGGGTGCCCGTGTGTCCGCTTCCATCGAACGTCAAGTTGCGGATATGCACGTTCTTAACTGGCATAACCTTGAAGATTCCTGTGGAGGCGCTCGCGTCGAGCGGAATCACAATCGGGTCTGAGAACCCTACTGTGTTGGTAGATTTCGACTTGATAATGCTCGTCTGGTCATACAGGTAAGTTGCGTCATTGTACCTTAAAAGAACATAATCGCCTACCGTGTACGCCGCAGCACTGTCAACGTCGATAGTGGCACTGGTGGTAGTTGCACGATCTGCAAACGCACGGGTCGTAGCGGGTCCGGTTTCACTCCCCGCTGAACCGTAGATGCTGAGGGCATTCACGCTCTCACCGTTCGCGGTAGGTTGCCAGAGCGTGCCCCCACCATCTAACGTGAAGTCGCCATCGGCCATTGTTAGATCAGCGGTGACTTTGTAGGTCTTGGTGAGCATGAGCGTCTTGCCCGTGCCCACCACTGCATCCAAGGCGTCCTGGAGCGCACTGGTGTCATCCGTAGTGCCATCGCCCACCGCTCCGTAGGTCTCAGCCCAAACGATGTTTTGCGTATTGACGACAGGGAGGGCGGTGCAATTCTCGGAAGCGCCGCTCGCGTCCACACCAAGCGGATAGTTACCAGCCGAGCAGTTAGCGCCGTTGGCGGCAAGGGCCGTCGCGGTGTCCGCTACCCCTGCCGTGCTTGCCTTACCGCTCGTATTGGCAGCATTGGCTGGGATGTCAGCCGAGACTAGGGCACGGAACGTGGGAGCCGCAGCCGCGCCCGTGGCAGGGCCACTATAGACGTAGTTCGCGGTCTGGTTGGGGATCTCCTCAAGCGTGCCGTCTGCGGTGCTCACACTCACAACTTTGTGATCGGTGGTCAAGGAAGCCGCGCCGCGTACCAGGCCCGCAGAATCGGTCAGGTCAGTAGAGGCACCCCCGCCCGTCGCATCTGCCGCGCACACCCACGCGCCCGCGCCGTTGCGCTTGATGATTTGGTTCTCAGTGCAGGAGAGGGCGGCGATGGCGGTCAGGTCGGCGTTTCCGGGCTGATAGTCGCTCCCAGCCGATGCCGCGCTGGGGATGCCCTTGGTCATCTTGACTATCGTGGCGTCGAGCGTGCTCGGCTCGATTGCCTTCGCTCCGTCGTTGCCTACCGTCATCTGCCCCTTGCCAATAGTCGAGGGGGCCGTCACTGCGCCAGCGGTACCGCACGCCACAGAGGAACCGCCCACCAGGACGCAGTACGAGGCGGTTCCTGTGACCACGGAGGGCGCACCGCTGCTGGCCTTGATAACCCCGGTCAGTGTGCCAATCGCCAGAGTAGCGGGGGCGTACGACGATCCGCTCCATCGTAGGTATTGTCCGACCGTCGCCCCGCCCTGAGCGATCTGGGAAAGCGCGAAGACCGAGGTTGCGGAGGGCACCGTCGCCACGGCCACGGCGTTTATCGTGGTCGGCGTGGTTCCGGTCACTACCCACGTCTGAGTCTTGGTGGTGTTTCCCCGGCTCACATAGCGAACCCCATAACTCGTGGTGGCCGGCGTGCATGTGCTGTTGGGATAGAGCGCCACGGTGAAGACGCCCGCGAGTATACTCACTACCCGCGTTTCCGGGTAGATATACACGCCGTTCGATTGCGTACAGGCGGCATTCAGCGTGATCTGCGCGACTCCGTTGAACAGCGACCCGTCCGGGTTATGAATAGTCTGCGCGACGGTGGTTTTGATGTCGGTGGCGGCGCTCAGACAGGCAGCCGCCAGAAGAAGCGCGATTATAGAACGAAGCATTGTTCCCCCTTGATCCCGGCGCGTTGGCGCTTGCGTTCCTGAAGTTGCGCGACCATCTTGTGTAGCGAAAGCCGCTGTTCTTCGCCCGTCATGACCTGGTTGAAGCTGGAGGAATACTGCTTCCCGCCGTAGCCGTGCTTCACGACGGCGTCCCCGGTCACGGCCAGCGTGTACCCAGCCTCCATGGTCCGGTCGCAGTAGTCGTCATCGTCCCCGCCGTAGCCCGTGAAGGATTCATCCAGTGGGCCGACGGCCTCCAAGACCTCGCGCTTGATGTAGACGCACACAAAGCACAGCCGGGAGGTGGATTCCGCACCGTGTCCGATAGAGTAGCCGAAGCGTTGCATGGGGTTGCCCACAACACCGATGATCTGCGGCGAGACAATCCCGATGCGCGGGTAGCTGTAAGCTACGGCCTGTAGCGTTGCGATGGTCCCCGGCTTCAGAAAGGCCACGTCATCGTTGACGAGCAGGATGTCCGGCTTCACAAATGGGATGTCAGGGTTGAAAGGCGACTTCGAGGCTCTCGCAATTCCGATGTTGGCGTTGCGGGCGAACACGAAGGGCTCTACCCCTTCAACAAAAATCCAATGGGGGTCTAAACTCTGGAACTCCCCGCTGGTGACCGCGATTTGGTCGTGGTCCGGCTCGTACAGGTCCAGGGAATCCGCTAACATGCGGAATATCTCCGTGAACCGCGTCAACGTCACTATGGCTACTTCCGGCATTCGCATTCTCTCTCCAAAACGGACTTAGCTCTCACTCGCATGGCGTCGGCAAGCTGGCCGTGATCCGGTTGCTTATACAGGCGGTTGGGTGCGGTGGCCCATGGGAGATGGGTGATAGGGAAGTCCACCACCTTGACGGGATTCAGGCAGGTGAACAGGCGTCCCGCTTCCCGGCGCATCAGCGGGTCTTTCGTAAATCCCGCGTCCAGGTATCGGTTGAATGTCTTGTTGACCAGCACCTTCTCGAATACCGAACCGAAGCCCATGAGGCGATCCGGTCTCTCCGCGTAGTTCGCCTGATACTCCCGAGGCATGTTGCAGACTATGAATCCCGGTTTCCACTGGCCGATGATGGCCTCCGGGTCGCTCACGATCACGTCATCGTCCTGGAAGTAGACGACGGCGTTCCGTGCCTGAAGTGCCAAGTCGAACTGCCCGTACGGCCCGAGGTCCGGCAACCTAGACTCAGCCCTCTTGGCGTTGTCGCAGACCAGAACCTCGTCGAACCGGGCCGCTGCTAGGGACGAAAATATCTTGCTCATGTCCACGTCCCCACGAGTTACCAGTACTGCCGTGCAAAGTCGAGGAGTCACTTTTGAAGGAGTGCAGAAAAATACTTGAGAGCGGCTGCCTGGTCAACCTGAACCCCGCGCGTCTGGCCGCAGAACAGCGGGTCCAGGCCACTTCCCAGGTCGATCATGGTCCGACCCGGCTTCCTCTTCATCAACCCCGCCATAATGAGTTTGGACGCCCGGCCTGCACAGAAGATCAGGACTTCCGCAGTCGATCGGTCCAGGCGTTCAACCGCCTCTTCAGCCACTTCCCACGCGGTTGCCAGTGGGATCTCGTACAGCGAACACCTCAGCATCCGGCAAGCGCCTGAGAGCCTCGCAGGGGCCACTAGGACCTTCTCTATGGGGTCTGACCGAAGCACCTCGTAGAAGTGCCGGAGTTCCGGGCTGAGGCGGTTCGACAGGAGCGCCTCCATGTGTACCAAAGTCGGCAACGGACCCGGCCACGGATTCACGCCGGCCAACGCTACCATCTCTTCCCACTCCGCGAAGTGCTTCTGCTCGTCGCGCGGCCCAAAGTCGCTGTACGTCTTGAAGTCGGCCACGTAGGATGTCGGCTGAGATGCCAGCGTCATCCACGCCAACCACAACCCGGCGCTCAGAGCGGGGCAATTCACTTCTCCATCGGCGGTGCGCCCGTCGCGCAGGTTGTACATGAACTGCACGTCGCCGTCACCGAATTTGGTGAATATGAACGGCTCACGCTTCTGGAGTTTGGCCGCCAGAATAGTGCAGGTTTCTTCGGCTGAAGGTGTCATCAGTACCAGGTCCAGCATCCAGCGGCTTCGTACGCCGCTTTGATGGCGCGGAATATCTTCGGGTCTTTCCCGTTTACGGGGCAGTCAAACGCTTCCATGCAGGCGTTATGCACGAGGATGTGGTCGGGGTGCTGGTACTCGCCCATCGCGTTGTGCGTGGTAACTTCGTCGGCCTTGATCGCTTTCAGGAGCCTGACGACGTGATTCGCGTTGTTCTTGTGGCACCACTGCGCGTTCACGTCGTCGGCCTTGTGGAAGATCCCCGATTCGGTCACGTCCAGGCAGATGATGCGATCCTTGAGCGGGTGCGCTTCAATGGCCTTCAGCCGTGCGGGTCCGAGTCCCGGTCTGTCTGGATGGCCTGAGAACACGATGACGATGCGGTCGAAGGACTCAGGGGACCACCAGAGGGCCTCGTCATCGGGGTGAGCGCAGACTAGGAGTTTCATTGGCGGTGCTAGGGTCATGTCAGATTAGGAACGCGGAGCAGTATTATAGGTACCTGATTGCTGGGTTTTGGGGTACAATAGGAGCAGGCTGGAAGGGCGTTAGAAGCGCCACTCCCAAGTTACTTCCACCATCCACGCTGTTGAATCTAGCGAACTCCCCAAATACTTCAGCGGCCTTGAGGTTGTAGGCCGTCGCCGCGTCGGCTTCCTTGACGAACAAGCCCGACCAAACTGCCTTACCATTTAGCGATACACGCGCTAGCCACTTGCCCGCACGTTTGTCCCAGCAGACGCCCCTGAAGCGCGAAGTGCCGCCCTTGGCGCAACCGTTCGCAGTGTTCATGCTCTTGTTGGCGGGGCGCAGGTTGTCACGCCGATTATTGAGGCCGTCGCCATCCTTGTGGTCCGGCATGAATCCGGGAGAGCACGGACACACCATCTGGTGAAGGTAGACGAACTTCTTCTTCCCTTCCGGCGTTCGCTCCCACCGTCCGCAGTAGACCACCGAGGTCCCGTTCTTCCGCTTAATTACGACGGCGGTCCACCTCTTCAGTGCAAGGCTGGCGTCTTCATCATCCACGAAGGCGACATAGCCGCGCTTCGTCCTGATCTCGACGCTCATCTTGCCCGTTCCGAAACAACAGCGATTGTCTTCATGCCTCAAGTTTGCGCCCATCATTTCAACAACTCAAGGAATCAGGGAACGTAACCCCTATTACTTTTCGTTCACCAGTTCTCGGAACATCAAAGCCGACTACCACCGTTGCTGCCCCTCGTTTGTTTGAGGGGCGCTTGAGGGCGGATTCGGGTTGGATTCGCTCTTTCATTTTTAGGGACACTTTGCAAAATTTAGTGTGCCTGCCTCATCGCAGGCCCATGCCTGATTTCAGCAGGGGGGGCTTGTCGTAGATCGCGCTAAGCAGGGGGTGCGGCTTTAGAGTTCCTGCTGTGTAATCCGCGCCGAGTTCCCAAATCATCCACCCCCCAAAACCTTGCGCAATAATATACTGGATCTTGGCTTGGATTGACTGCGGATCGTCATAGGTAAGATACCAATAAGTATTCGGCGTCGTTCCCACGTGGCTGAGATAGGGGACCAAGGCTACGGTATCCCAGTGGTACTCCTGCGTAGTAATAAGAGAGATAAGTGAATTGTAGTAGAGAGGTTGCTGCGTTGGGGCGTTTCCTGACTTCCACATTTGCCGTGGCCCACTGATACCTTGATTGTTGTCTGAATCTAAAATGCCGCCGGTCCAGCGAATCCCATAGAACGGAATACCTATCCCAAGTTTAGTAGCAGGAAGCCCCTGCGCCAGAAAATGGCCCGCGAAGGACTCGACTGAATATACGGAATTTCCGTAGATGGGGGAATTAAACCACGGATACCCATCCCAGTCCGACCCGTTCATGTCGTAGGTCATTAGGTTTACGCGGTCAAAGCTGCCATGATTCGCACCCCAATACGCATATCCCTGAGTCTGCGCTGGAGCAGCAACGGTCAACACCTTAGTCCCAAGTGCTGTACGAAGCGCCGCCGAGAATGCCGTCATGTGTACTCCGCTGGTGGCGACTGTAAATGGTTCCCAGTTGAGATCCACCCCATCAAAATTGTAATTATTCACGACGGTCATTATGCTGCTGACCAATGTAGACAGATGCGATCCAATTGCGGTGTTCCAATTCGCCTCCGAGTCAGCCTTCAAATCCACAATCGCCATGACCTGGTGACTGTGTGCTGCTGCCACTAGAGCTGCGGCACTGGTTGAGAACTCAAGCGTTGTGAGATCCAAAGTCCCATCGGCGTTTACCAGCGTACCAACTTGGATTACGTGCGTGAGTCCGTTCCACTGTATAGCGGAGACGGGAAGATTAAACCCGTAGCCGGGGTAGTAAGAGTTGTAGTATCCCATGCTCCATTGGTTCATTGTTGATGCAGGAAGTGCAAGAGGATGCAAAGTCAAACCCGTCAAGGTATTGGTTTGCGAGTAGTCCCAAGTCGTGATAACGACGATCAGCGATGTATAAGATCCGCTGCTGAAGGTTTGAGAACACGCTTGGGGAGTACCGTTAAGGTTATATACATGGTAAGATAAAGCTGTTCCCCAGTCATCCCCGAAAATCTCTACGGTAAGCCCGGAGCTAGACGACGGGCTGGCACTGGCCATTACCTCGAAAGTGTAATTAGTGTTTGCAGAGACGGCTATAGAAGTTTGGTGCAACATTGGGTTTCCGCTGGCTGCGGTAACCCATGTCGTCGCGCCACTAGCAGAACTATCCGTTTTGTGCCAAGCAGCGTTGGTTATATCTGAGGGGCTGGTTAGAAGGTTCTGCGCTCCGCACACACTAGCTACAGCAAGGGTTATAACTACAAGTTTGGTTGGCATTTTCTTAAATTCCTTTAGGCTTACTGAGCCGCAAAGGTCTTGAATCTCCACGGCCTTGACGCATTGCTTACCCACTTGGAACCGTCAAACGCCGCATTTGTTCCTGAGGTATATCCGGGCGTGTTGTTGTAGCCCGCCTGTGCGTAGTTGCTCATACTGATTGTGAAATCCCCGGCAATCACTAAAGCATAGAAACTGTTGTTCGTAATTGCTGGCATGGTGTTGAACGAGAAGGTATAATCTGCAAAGCTGGTCGTGAGAGAATCAACGGTAATAATCCGGCTGGTAGCAAGTTTGGTAACTGGAAGGTTGGCTGCGGAAGTCCACACCTCCATCCAAAGGTTGCCACTCGGAGAACCTGTCTTCTTGAGCGCCACAAGACCTTGCGCTAGGATATAGGTGGCCGTTGCCAAAAAAGGCATACCATCTGAGGTGTTACCAGAGTTGTAGCGGATTACCTGAGCTGTGCTCGCGGAAGGAAAGTATGAATCGACGAGTCCGACAGTCAACGTAGTGAACTGAATTGCGGTGAACTTGTAGCCCGTTTTGGAGTTCGTATCGTAGCCCGCGATGATTGGGTCGGCCCCTGCTCCGTATATTTGAAAAGTCAGATTGTTCTGCGGGATAACTAATGTTTCGGCGCTCCAGTCCCCACCCGCCTTGAAGCCGATAGAATCTCCAGAAGAGAAACTGGCTGCGTTCACTTTTGCAACTGTGGCCCATGGTAACTCTAACGTCCCTGGGTTATCGTCCGACCCAGCTACCGAATCCACGTAATAGATCGTGTTGGGACTTTGGCCGTGAACGCCCATAATCATCTGGGCTCGCGCTACCTTGGATATCAGTCCCAGTGCCGGTACCCACAATGCACCACATTTAACGAATGCGCGTCTTCTCATGGCGTCACCTTAGTTAGCCGTCCATGTTCCAACGTAGGACATCACGGCATAGTGGGTTGCGTTGTATCCCAGCACGCAAATCTGATTGGTGACAGCCGCTCCCGATACCAAGGTCCCTCCCGACGAGCCCCACCCAGTACGATTCGGTTTCGAATAGTAGATGTTAGTACGAGCCGCCAACGTGATTGCCGTCGATACGTTGCTGTCGGAGCGCACGCAGAACTCATAGCCGGCAGCAGGAACGGGTAGCGTCACGGAACATTCCGTCGCGGTCGTGCAAAAGAAGTATTCCCGTGGTGCAACCATTTCGTGTGTGGTGGCTGCGATGCTGACGGGAGTTGGTGGAACCTGTGCGGCAGGAAGTCCTGTAGCGTTCGTAAGTACCAAAGCAGAGGGGGTACCAAGAGCCGGGGTTGTCAGCGAGGCGTTCGTGATGGCCGTGCCGCTAGTCAACGTGCCGGGTAGATCCGCTGCCGCAATCGCCGCCGTCGCTTGGATGCCAGTGGTCGGGATATGGGTTACAAACTGATTCGCCACGCGAGACGCAACGGCCTTGGTCTGCGCATAGACAACGCCATTCTGATCCTTCGTCTTGAGCGTGTAGTCGGTCGAGTCCCACCACTCAAAGATGGAACCCGCTGGAGGATTCCCCGCAGGGGCTGACTGTGTGACGATCACGCCCGGTCCACCGTCCACCGTGGCGCTCAGTAGGCGAGCCGCAGCGCCGTCCCAGTAAAAGAGTTCCTTAGTACAGGAACTCGCAATCGGAGAAGGTGCAACCGCCTCCGTGAATCCCGTAGGCCACGCCACCGTGCGCCCGCCTGTGCCGTCCTGACACATGCGGAACGAGAGCACGGCGCCCGTCGCGCACGATGCCAGCGTCGAACTGGTGATATTGGCCGTCAGCGCGGTGCTCAGGCCGAACTCCACAACAGCATTAGCCGACGGGGGACAGGTGAAGGTCGGCGTGGCAGAGAAGGTCGTCGTCACAGGGCCGATGATATCGGCTACTGCCCCGCCCGTCGCCGGAAGCACTCTAGTCCCGATCGTAAAGTTTCCGTTGGCGTCTAGTCCGGGCTGCAACGTCCAGACGCACGGTGACCCCTGGCCGACGTACTGCCCCGCAGTCGCAGCGGTCTTATAGAACACGTCGCCAACGGCGCAAGTTCCGGGCAGAGACGCGCCGCTCCTGATCCTTGCGGCCGTCCCGAACTGCCCGTACGCGATGGACGCGCACAGCACGAGCATCGTCAAAAGTTTGTTCATGATTGCCTCCCTAGCTGAGGTATTTACGCAGCACGAGCCTGAACGTCCGGGCGGCCGTGGCTTGCGCAACCGCCGCGTCGGCGCTGCTGACTGCCACCAGCTTAATGAACGGCGCGTTCACGGCATCGGCGAATTGCGCGTGCAGGCTGGCCGTGAACGGGGCCTTGATAACGCCGCCTGAGGAGTTCACGCTGTCTACGAACGTGTCGCCCACCGCAACCGCGCTCTGGAGCTTGACCGCCACAGTGGTGGCCTCCACGGCAGACGGGGTAAACACAGACACGGGCGTTGCGCCGCCGGTGTTGATGGCTTCCGACGCGCTCTCTCCGATGGCGATAGTTGCCTCGATTACATACAGATTCGATGCGGTTTGCTCGATGACTTTCATGGGATGTCTCCTTGCTAAGTTCGATAGTGAGAGCCGGGGCCACTGGCGACTCTGGGTGCTTGCGCTGGGCGGCGTGGGGCGGCGGGTCCTCGCCTGGCAGGATGCTTCTTCGCGGGCTTCTCTTGGGCCACCACAGGCAGAGCGTCCTCAATCCCGAGGATGGCGTAGCCCTTTGCCTGCGGAGCGTCTTCGATCCCGAGTATGCGGATTCCTGGCATGTCGTTAAACCTGCGTCAGTTGCCCGTTCACCCACTGGTAGTATTCAACATCGGACCCGTTAGCGAGACGCGCTCTTTTGCTGTCTCCCATCGCGGCAATCTGCATAATCTGATCGGGGGAGATGCCGGGCAGGACCCGCTGTATTTCCGAGACCCTCTGCTGTGGGGTCTGCGAGACAACTGGCGGGGCGGTGCTGGGAGGCGGGGCGGGTGCCGGGGTGACAGGGGTAGCCGCTACCGGCACGGGTGTGGGCGGCTCGGGTTGCGGAACGGGTTCCTGCACACCCTGAGAGCTCGATATCGAAGTAGCTGAAAGAGCGGGGGCTATGGACCGCGCCGCGCCACTCGCCCCCACCAGAAGCGTCGGAGCCTTAGAAATCAACGTCATCAGTTCCCCCATCAGTCTGGGGGAGGCTAAAGCCGCAGACACCGCCAACGCGCCCGCTTCCATCGGATTTGCGGCGTGGGTAAACAAGATGCGCCCCAGCTCGAAGGCTCCGCCCGCACCCGCGAGTGGCCCCATGATTCCACGGGGAGCCCATCTATTCATGGACTGGCCCGCCAGCATCCCCTCCAAATCCTTTGGGGTGTACTGTGACAACTTTTCCGCAAGCATCTGCCGATAGCCGTTGTTCTGATTCAGTAGTGTCGTCAACTTGCGGACTGCCGTGCCGGGGTTCGCGCTCTCAAGAGAAAGGTCCTTCACTTGGTCCAGGAATTGTGAAGACTTGGCATAGCCTGCCGTCATCTCTTTATATCCGGGGACTCCATCGAGCACCTGGCGGGCGGCGTTCTTGGTGTTCTGCACGATAACCCGCGCTGTGCTGGAAGGTGAATAGGTGTCGTCAATGCGGCGCTTCAGCGTGTCCACTCCGGCCAGCGTGAGGTCCCCCGACTGGCTTCCCCAGTCCATCACGTCACCGTAGATCCCCTTGACTTCGTTCTGCGCGGCGGCGTCCCTGATGGTAGAGCGGGAAAAGTCCAGTTCCCCCTTCGGACCGATCTTGACGTTGAATTTCTGGAGTTGCCCGGCAAGGGTAGCGCGAATTGGAGCAATATTCAGCGGTGCGCCACCCTGCGGAATCGCCTGCAACTTCGCTTGGTATTCTGCGCTCCGGGCGTCCTTCACGTTCTGTAAGGCGGTCTTGAAGCTGCCCACCATCTCGGTATCCGTCACTCCACCGCGCATGGCGTTGGTCAGATCCGCCGATGGGTTATCAATCGCACGCCTGAGAGTGGGAGCGCCAACCCCGGTGGTCTTTCCCAGAACTTCAGTAGCGGCAGTCTTGGCCGCTGATGCAATCGGGCCTTTTAATGCCGCCGCCGCTTCCGGGATGGCGACAGTGCCCAGAAGTCCCGCGAAGTTGCCCGCAGCGCGCCTCGGTTGACCGGACCCCGCCATGTCCGTCATGCTCTCCACTGCGGGGCCAAACACCGGGACTATACCGGGGGCGTTGCGGATCGCCCCCATCAAGTCGCCCTTGCCTATCGCTTGTGCGGTCTTGCCCGCATACTCGAAGGGCTTGGTTATCAGTGACTGCTGGAGCCCCGTGGCGACTCCCTTGAGGGTGTCGATGGGGCGAGACGTCAAGCCGCCTGCCAGCCCCACCACGGGGCCTACGGTGGACTCGTACAGCCCCGACAGGAAGCCGGGGTCCTCAGGTGTGGCGTACTTCCCCTTGAAGTCGTTGACGACCGTTTGGACGTTCGCCTCCGGTTCCTTGTTGGCGGACATCTGCTGCACGATGCCATCGAGTTGTTTACGCCGGGCTTCAGAGAGTTCTGCCATTTCAGTACCCGTACTTCTTGCGAAGGTCTACGACGTTAGATCCGCCCGCCGTTGGCGGAGAACCTGCAGGCCCCTTGTAGTTCTTCCCCACTCCGAACAGGTTCCATACGCCTTTACGCGCCGACTCTACACTGCGTTGGAGGACTGGAGACATCTTGGCCGTCGAGTTCCTAACCGAATCTTCAAGACCCTGAAGCGAACCGCTATCAATGCCCTTCTTAATCGTGGCCTCGGCTCGCCTCAAATCTCCTTCGTCCGACTGTTTCAGTGAACCGTCCGCGTTGACTTGCCCCTGCGCGATGAGGTTATATGCTACGATCTCGCTCCTCAGCTGTTCCAAGTGAAAGGCGTACTGTTGCGCGGTCGGGTCGTTGACTTCTTGACCCGCCCAAATCTTTGCCACGTTGGTCCATCTTAGACGGCGCAGGCTCGCGTCATCCGCTACGGCCTTTAGATTCTGGATGGTTCCCTGAATTTCCTGCTCTTGGACGGTCGCCATGCTCTGGCGCGTTAGGTTGAACGAGAGAACCTTGTTGTACGTGGTGTACTGCGATGGCAGCGTGGAGATGTCAACGCCTTTCGCTTTGGCGAATTTTTGCGCCTCAAGCGCTGCTTTATTGCGCGTTGCCTGGTCGCGGGGCAACTGTGAGGCTTGGCCGGTTAGGAGGCGAAACGCATTTATCGAAAGCCCGGTCTGGCCCAGGATTTCCGAGGCTGCTGGGTCGGCCATGCCTGGCGCGTCAACTAGGGTGGCCCCTCCGGCCGCAGCGGGCGGATGCAGCCGCTTGTATTGCGCTTCCTCTTCCGGTGTCAGGAGCTTGGTGGGCTTCGGCATCGCCTCGGTCGCCAGATTGTGCCGCTCGGTTTCCATCCTCTGAGCGGTAGTGTTCATTGACGTTTCGTTGGCCGTATTCGTCAAGCGCCGGTTGGTGACATCCACCTGATCTGCCAGTTCCCGATTGCGCCGCTCTGTCTCCAACTGCTTTGCGGTGTTGACCTGCTCCGCTACGGCGGCGGCCTGCTTTGCGACCCGCGCCGCTTCTACTGCCCGCTTTTCAGCCGTTTGCGCGCGGGTTTCCGTTGCCGTTGCCCGAACCTCTGCCGACGCAGCCGCAGCCTTCTTCTGGTCGTACATCTCCTGCTCGCGAGCCTTCGCTTGCGGCATCGCCAGACCCATCGACAGAGCCCGCATGATGTCCGTACCGCCCCCGCCCGCGACGTTGGGCATGGACGCGCCGGCAGCAAAGCCTTCCAGCATTCCAGGTGCTCTCGCTGCCAGCGACTTCACCCACGGACGCGCTACCTTCGTCGAACCCACGACGGGAGGCAGCACTCCGCCGAGAGAGACGGTCTCCCTCATTGGCCCGGTGGACCCTGGAGGTTGCGCTCCCGTGGCGTCGGTCCAGTAGCGACCATCCGTGTCGGGGTGAAGCCCCATTGCCTGAACCAACGTCGGGTCTGTCACCTCCACCATGCGAGTAGGGCCCACATCCATGGTCGGTTCAGAACCGTAGATGGGCTTGTCTTGAGTGAAGGCACTCCCGATTACGCGCGGGACCGCCTTCATCCCGCCACCGATGTCGCGTAGAAACGATCCTAGTGACATAAGTACCCTCCCCTACGGTTTTCTAGCGATTACTTTAGCTACTGGTCCGGCTGCCGCGCCGACCGCACCCATAATCCCCTTCAGCCCCCATCCGGCGTTTTGAGACGCGATGCCGTAAGTGGTTCCAGCGGCGTTGGCACCTTGGCCTCCCCAGCCCTGTGCGACTTGCGCAGCCTGAAGCGCCCGGTTGTACTGATCGGTGCTCAACCCCAGGAGTTGCCCAATCTGCGCGTTGAGCGTGGAGGACGCATCGTTGGTGAACCCCTGCCCCAACTGGTACTGCTTCAACTGAAGATCCAGGGCCGTTAGTTCCTCGTCGCTCTTGCCCTGGAGCAAGTCCTTCGCCGTGGCGTAGTCCTGCTGCTCCATTGCGCGGGTCAGCGTGGCGAGATTGTTGGACTGGCTGAGCCAATCCGCAGAGCGGGTGTAGGCTGCATCGCTCACGCCCATCAACTGAGCCGTCTTCTGCGCGCCCAGCGATACGAGCGAGCCCAACTCTTCCTTCGCCATCCCGGTCTTTGCAGAGAGCGCATCCACGCTCAAGCCAGACTGAGCGGCCAGCTTGTTTAGAGCCAACCCGGTCTGGGTCGTCAACTGGTCCTTCGTCAGGCCAATCTTCGCTGCCACGTAAGCCTGCGTACCGGAAGCCAGTTGTTCGTCCATCGCGCGGGCCTTGTTCACATCCACAGAACGCATCGCGGCGGCGCCCTCGGGAGAGTTGGGGTCGATCCCGTACTTCCGCAACGTGGAAGCCGTAGCGGCGGCGGCTGGCGCGAAGGACCGTGCGGCTTGCGCGGCGGCGGCTTCACTCCCGGGCCGCATTTGTTCGACCGTCTTGGCCATATCCGTGTAGGCGTTTCCGCTATTCAGCGCGGCGGTGTCATAGGCGCTCCCCACATCCGTTCCGAGTTTCCCGTACACGCCGGCAGTGTCGGCCTGCATCCCAGAGTAGCCCTTCGTCACGAGATCCTTGTTCGACCCGTAGCCCTCATTCACGAGCGCCGTCAGGTCCGCCACGCTCATGTTGTTCAGCTTGGCGAGTTGGTCAAGGTTCCCGCTGATGGTGTCTGCCGTGCCGGAGGCGGGCGTGAGTTTGTCTGCCTGCGCCTGGAGGTCCGCAAGGTTCTTCTGCCGAGCGGCGAGGGCGTCATTGACACCAGGAAGTATCCACTTGCCGGCTTCCTGATTCTGCTGAACCGTGGTCGGGTTGGCAATCTGCCAGTCCAGAAGGGAGCCTCCCACATTCTGCGAGACCATCGCTTGGTCCGCATAGGCGGGAATCCGGTTGTTCCAGTCGGTCATGTTCCCGAGCGCCATAGGGGCGTACCCCGTCAGCGTCTTCTGCGCGTCTTTGCCTGCTTGGTCTAAACCCCAAAAGCCCGTATAGATACCCTCCTCAGGCAGTCACCTGAACCCAGGCCTTGCCCGACACAATATTACTTACTACGCTCGAATGAACGTGGAATATCCCTGCCGCACGTTTCTGTGTGTACCCGCTCGCCACCATGCGCAGTATCTCTAGAACCGCTTCCTCGTTGAGCTTCGCTTCCCAGTGGGATGCCCCGAACGGCATGTTCGACCTGTTCCTCACCGCCCGGTCGCGCATGTTATCTACCGCGTTCCCGATGTAAAGGTGCTCCGGATTCACACACGGAGGGTTGTCACACTTGTGAAGAATCCACATCCCGTCTGGTATCGGACCAACGGAAAACTTCCAGGACAGACGATGGGCTCGTTCTGGCGAATTGTGCCCATCCGTGAACTGCCCATATCCCTTGGGACTAAGGCCTGCCGTCCAAATCCAGCACCCCGAAGGATCGGACTTGTCCACCTTCTCCCAGAACCGATCTGCTAACGGTCTACCGTTGCGGCCCCTGCTAACCATCCTGCTTCACCGCCTCGGCTTCCGCCGTCTTCACTACGATTTGCCCGCTGTCCAGATCGACAGCGAACTCCGCTTTGTCGAATCCCGCGTCGGCCACGATGGACTGTGCGTATGCGGCCCCAAACTCTTTCAGGTCTTCAATGCGCTGGTTCGCGCGGACTACTGCGATGGCCTTCTGCTGTTCCAGGGATGCCAGAAGGTTCCGCTGGCTTTTCGTTAGGATGATGGTTTCGCTCATTGTTCTCTCTTGACAACGTGTACCGTTGTGGTGTATGCTCGTGCCATGCTACGAATCGGCGTCTACGTGACAGAGAAGCAAGCGAAGTCCCTCAAGCGTGAAGCCGCCAGAACGGGCCTACGCCAATCCGAACTGATCCGCCGCGCCATCGACCAATTCCTGAAAGGATTACAAAAACCATGAAAACCCTTGCCGTACTGCTACTCTCCGCTTGCGTCCTGATGGGGCAGAACAACGGATGGTACAGAGCGTCCATCGTCACTCAAGTTGCGGCACATTCTGCCGACATCGCTACCTCTATCGGAGGACACGAGCAGAACCGACTTTTCGCCACAGCCGATGGCCGTTTCTCCACGCCGAAGAGCATTGCTATCAAGTCCGCCTGGGTCGCCGGAATGGTAGCGATCTACAGCACCGCGTGGGGCAAGAGGAACCGCCGCCTCTGCACTGTTATCAACTTCGGGCAGGCGGGCATAGTGAGCGTGGTGGCTGTCCGCAACCTTGGGCGTAGATAATTGCTCCCTCACGAAATTGCACTCACAATTCCGTTGGTAATTGTGATAGAGGTTACGGCTCCGGTGAAGGTAGCTACCCCGTTAGCGGACTTTACGTTACCTGAGGAATCAATGACGGTTGCTGCGCCTACCATATACCCGTATCCAGAGTTAGCCACAAACCCATTGGCTTGGGCGGTATACTCCCCAACGCACCCAAAAGACCTACATCCGACGCCCCCATCCGTGTTGAGCATTTGCAACCAGGAGCTATTCACATACACCTGCACTGGGCCTTTTGTGCGGAGGGCCATATCCGCGACTACGTCGCCAGTGGTGTGAATTCCAGACGCGCCTATACCGGTGGAGTAACCCCCCGTAGTTGTAAAGGTAAAACCAGCGCCCACTGCAATACTCGCCCCACTCCATGACGTGATCTTGTCAACCGCGAGGCTGGCGATCTTCCCGCTAGTGACCTGCAAGTCGCCGATTTTCGCTTCCAGGATCGCGGCGTTTGCGATGAGCCCCGTGGTGATCGCCAGGAGTTGAATATGGCCGGTCCCGACCGCCAGATTCTCGATTCGCACCGCGTCGATGATGGGGGCGTAGGCTAACTTCGCCTGCGACACAGCGAAGGCACCCAGCAAATCCTCAGTGATCCCGAGCGGCTTGATGCCCAGAACCCCCGCCGCAATCTGAAGCGCGGACGACAATTTCGTCTGGTCGATCTTCGCGGCGTCGAACTTCCCGGCGTCCGAGCCGATGGAGATGTCAACGTAGGGGGTTCCGCCCGCGCCCTCAGCGAGGGAGTTCGTGCGGCCTGCCTTATCGTAGGACCGGAAGAAGATCCGCCAGGTCTGCGCGGTGATCGGGCAATCCACAAGGAAATTGGCCGCCACGGGGGTGCGCGCAAGCTGCTCCCAGATCGGGCCGGGGCGCTTCGCGTCGATCTCCACGCCGCCCCACCGGGGATCACTGGGGGCGGTGAAGGTGACGGCTAGGCGGGTCCGCGTCAACCCGTTCGCGTCTTTGACCTCTGTGACCGCACACGCCGGGCTGGTGATGTGTCCGGTAAGTTCGACCCCTACTGTATCATTGGGAACCGGCGTCAGATTAACGTTTCTGTGGGGAGATGCGACAACCTCCAGCGCCCCTCCAAAGGTTGTAGTGATCGGGGAAAGCCATACGGTGATTGCAGCCGTCTCCGCCGGGACTTCCTGCGCAAACCAATAGTCGTAGGACCCGGAACTAGAACACGGACCCTCACCTACCTTGACCGGGTCCGCGGTGGTGGGGTTCGCGCAGTAGACCGCAACCCCTGTTATGTCCGCGATGGTGGAGTTGTAGAACGCCTTCACGATCCAGAAGCGCAGCCCGAAATCGTTCGGATCGCTCAAGACTGCCGTGAGGGCGGTGAAGTACAAAAACTGCGAGTCGGGAGGCACGGGAGGAATAACCTGTTGATTCCCGTCCTGGCCATACGCCGCCCCAAAGCCGACCCTCCTGCTCTCCAAGCCGGAGATCGCGTTGTAGGACGACACGGTAAACGTGTCCCCCCGGAACAACTGAAGCGACCGCTGCCCTGCCGACACTTCGTAGTCTGGTGCGCCCCCGTCCTGGTCTATCCTGATGCGATAGTGCGTGATGTTGGTCGTGTTGGGCGGAGCCAACCAGGAAAGCAGGTTATCAACGAACCTGAGTTCTCGCGGCGGGTCCGGCCTGCGGTTCGAGACCTGGAGCATCCGCAATGCCGCCCGCTCGGTGGCGGTGCGCGCCTGCTCTTTGCGTGTGCTGGTTTCGATCTCGCTCACGCGCGATTCCCTCCGTGCGCCGTAACTGCCACTAAAGCCTTCAGGATCGAACCGACGAAGTTGGACGCCAGTCGGCCTTCCGTCTCAGGGCTGGGGTAGTACGCCTGCACGGAAGGCCCTGTCAGTCGGAAGATGAACTTGTAGAAGAACCGCTGGCAACCACCCTTCAGGAGGTTGCGGATTCCGGGCCATCCTTGCGGCGCCGGGGCGGATTCAGCCGCCTTTTCGTTAGTGTCGGTGACCGCTTCCAGGACGCCATCCGTATCCGCGAACCAACCCAACGTCAAGCCGGGATCGCCCATCGTGTCAATGTGTGTGACCTGCTTCCGCAGGTTGGCGTCCGCGTAGTCTTCCCACTGGCCTTCCCACTCGCCGGCGATGGGGGTGTACGTGACGTTTTGGCCGCTGTCGAAGTCTTCATCCACCCGGGGGATCAGACCCCCAATCCCCTGCCCGTCGGTGCTGTACAGGTGCTGCTTTGCCGCGTAGTGCCACTTCCGCCACGAATGGTCCGTCAGGGTCGCGGCGGCGGTGTAGTCCTGATTCAACGCGGTCGTGAATGCGCCCGTGATGAAGTCGTAGACCAGTGCGGTTCCGTCCGTGAAGAACACCCGGTACTGATTGATCTCGTTCAGCGGGTCGAGGATCGACTGCGCGAACCGTGGCGCCTTGCCGCTGAGAAGGTTCTGGCACCCCTCGCTCAACCACTGAAGCTGCCCGGACTTCGTGAGGAGTATCACCTCATTGCGCTGCGACACCCAGCAGGCGCCGGCCTGCGTCTCAATGAGCGTCTCCGCAACCGCAATCCCGTGGATCGGACTCACGACGGTCCATTCGTGGATCTTGTCGAGCGCCTCCTGCACCAGGAACGAATGTTGGCCCGTGAGCACAAGCAGCACCCTCCCGTCGATAGCGGGGCAGAAGGCCAGCGGGATCTCTGAAGTCGGCGTCGGCGTGAAGTTGCTCACCGGCCAGCACTCTTCCGGGTTCCCGAGCGGTGCCTTGTCCGTATAGTCGGACGCCGCTGCGGAATACACCAGGCCGCCGTAGTAGCGGGAGTTGCTGTACGTGTAGGAGAAGTCCAGGCGATTGCCGCCGGTGATGTCCGGTTGCTCGATGGCAGACCCCGCGCCGCCCCCTAGCGGTATCCCGTACACACGGCCATTCACCCAGGCGATCTTCTTCATGGGGCGCGGCGGGAAGTTGTCCGTGGGCATCTCCGCGTCCAGGTTCAGAATCCAGCCGTTGATGGTGTCCGCCACAAGCGACAGGGAGATGGTATCGGCTCCGTCTACCGCCATCGTGAGAGGGCCGTCAAGCGTGGCGTTGAGGATCTGATACGGAACCTGCCCGCCGTCCACTGTGGCGTAGAAGACGTAGAACAGTTCAGCCTCTTCGCTGGCATCCTTGGCCGCATAGGTGAGCCGGTCCAGGTTGCTGACCGTGATCTCGTCGCCGGTGGACTCGGGATCGGTAGCCAGAATCTCGCCGGCATAGACCCCGTTCGAGTAGTGCCCGGACCCGGAGTTGTACAACCCAACCCAAATCCGCACATGGGTCAGGACCGTGTTCAGTGCGTACTGGGATGCTGCAGACGCCACTGTGGGATTCCCGCCCACGCAGAAGGCGTCCAAGCCAAAGTACCGTGTGACCAGCAACCCGGTCCCGGTCGAGAATGGCGGCTTGCTGTCGGAATCCCCCCGCACGCCCAAGCCGTTATACATCACAACCCGGTCGCGCACCATCGCAATGGCCGCTGGCTTCGTCAGGGCGTACCCGGAGTCATACGCCGTGGCGATCTGGAGCGAGTAGGTGTCTCCCCACAACTGGAAGATGTCGCACTCGATTTCCCGCCAGAATGCCGCACCGACGCCAGAGATCGGCAACACCAACTGAGCGAACGGATGAGTCGTCGTAGGGTCCCCGCCCGGAGCGTCGAAGAACTGGTAGAATGTGCCGGCGGCGATGTACTCCTTTGCGATGCGCCCGCCGCGCAGGCGAAGATAATTCCCCGGCATCACGCGAAAGTTCTCGCACGTGACGGCGGAGGAGCGCGGGCGGGCGAGGGGATGCCCCGCCGTCTGCACTCCCGCGAACGCGATTTGCGGAACCGGAGGATCTTGTTGCGGCATCGTTACCTGGCGAACACTGCCTTGTTCCGGGGACCGGGTTCCTTGCGCGAGATGAAACTCAGGATGGCCTGCTCGTACTTCTGCATCTCAGTGGAGAACCGCTGGTCTCCCTTGCTGTAGCGGTCATTGAGGATTTCGGCCTTCAGGAGATGCACCAGCGGGAACTGGGATTGCTTGGGAATGTACAGGTCCAGGTCCACTTCGGTGGTGTCGTCAACGAAGGGAATCAACCGGATGTAGGTTCCGCGAAGCGTGAACGCGCTCTCGGGGGGCACGTTCAGTACAAGGGACATAACCCCGAGATGGGTTATGTCCGTCTCTTCCCGCGTCAGGTAGTAGCCAGAGGGTTCGTCCTGATCTGTGGCGGCCTCCGCCGCCGCGACCGCGGCCGCGTCCTCCCCGATGTACGTCAGAGGAGCAACCACGTTAGGGTCGTCCGTGCTGACGTACCCGATCTCCTCAAAGTGGCTGAAGTCGTCAGGGAGTTCGTACTCTCGCAGTGCCGCCGTAACGGCTTGGCTCCAACGAACCCGACGCCACGAGACGCGACCGATCACGCCATCCAGGTCCAGTAGGAACTTTGGGATGACCACATTCCTGAACATGGCCTGGAGCGGGAAGTCCGGTGTAGCGGTACCGCTAGAGTTTGCCAGTGATTCGATCTGTGCAGTCGTCATGCGGCCTCCGGGTTCCAGTCAGCCGGCCCGTAAAACTTCTCTCCTACGTGAAGCACGGCGGTTCCGGTGTCGATCGCCATTGGGATATTCAGGCGTATCATTTTTTTGCAGACCGAGATGTCTTCGCCCAACTGTTGCTCGTCCTCTCCGACGAGGTACTCGAAGATGCGAAGAGTCTTGTCGGACTTAAAGTTCGCGCGCCTCTTCTCTTCCTTGCGCTGGCGTTCCTTCTCTCGCCACTCGCTGCGGACGTGAAGGCGGTTCATCTCCTGCGTCCTGTCGTCAAGCCAGTCGCGCGCCGAAAGGTAGTATTCCTTCAACTTCTCCACGGTGTCTCTCCGCAAGAGAAGGAACGCCGCTCCCACCGCGAACGGCCCACTAAGGAGCGTGTTCTCCGGGAACGCCTCGCCGGGAGGTATCCACCCATCGACCTCCGCGCTGTACAGCCGTACCGCTGGCCGAACCGGAGGAAGACGCGAGGTGCAGAGTGCCGAGATCGCCGGAACATCGAACTTCAGAAGCCGCACCAGCGCGGCATTCTCCGGCACCATGTCATCGTCCAGGAACAGCACCCAATCCGAATCTGGGCGCATCGAAGAAATCAGGTTGTTCCTGGCCGCGTGGATCAGCGCGTTCCCGTAGGGCACCAGGCGAACATCCCAGCCTTGCGCCATCGTGTACTCGCACATCCTGTGAACATTCAGGAAGGCGTTTACGGAGAACGATCGGTACGACGCGAGCGCAACGTCTACTTTTGGGATGACTGCCTCTCTTGCGCTTTGTTCAGCCGCTTCTGAAGGTCCTGAATCAGCACGTTCTGGCTCTCAATCTGCCGTTGCGCTTGCTGAACCTGCACGTCGGCGGGAGTGGTCCTACGCGAATACTCGGCTCCATCGAAGATGTCTCCAACGGTGGCCTTGCGGTCTTCCAGGGCCGCGATCTCGACGGGGTCACTGGTGACGTACATCCCGAAGCCGTCCGCTTGGGGGTGGAACTGGATCATCGGACCCTCGATCATTTCGGTAAGGCCGGAGCTTCCGAAGATCCGCTTGACGGTGGCCCTTGAGCCCAGTTCGACAGGGGCGTAGAACGTCAACGCTCCCCGCTGTGAATAGAATGCCTGGGGCTGAACTGCTTGCCCGGTTGCTTGCTCTTCCATAACTCTCCTGAGAAGTGCGGGGCAGAAGGTGGTCTCCTGCCCCGCCAGAATCACTGCAACGCGGCGATTACGCCATGTAATCGGTCACGTCATACAGCAGGCCGTGGAACTTCTCCTGCTTGATCTTGTAGCCGTATTCGGTCAAGATCTCGTCCTTGTAGCCGTCCGCGCCGTCCTTCAGAACGTCGGGGTACATCGCGGTGTCGCGGTTGATCCCGTTGTTGTTGAGGAACACGTACCAGATCTGGTCCAGATCGACCGAGAGCGCCATGCCGCCGAAGCCGTTCTTACCGGAAACGCCGTCTTCCAGCATCCAGTCGCGCACCATGCGCCAGACGCCGTGCGGGGTCTGAACGGTCTGAATGTTCAGGCCGAACTTCTTCTCGCTGGAGGTGATCATCAGCTTGGCCGATGCCCACGCCTGGATCGCCTCGACCACAATGGGGGACGCCAGAAGGATCTTCTCTTCCGCGCCGTACCGGAAGCACATCCGGCTGAACTGCATGAGCTTCTTCGGGGTGAGGATGCCGCCGCCGTCCAGAGTGTTGGTGCTGATGACGTTCCGGAGGCCCTGCTGGCCGCGAATCGGGTAGCCGGTCGCCCCGCCCGTGAGGTTTTCGTACTGCTGGCCCCAGAGCAGTGTAGCGTTCATCTTCTGCTTGTGCTCGACGAGCTTGTCTTTGTGCTCGCGGTCGCGGTCGCCCTGCGGGGCGCCGTAAGCCTTCGATGCCGCCGCGGTGATGGACATGTCGCAGGCGGTCTTCTCGATGCCGAGGTAGGTGATCTTCTTGACGGGAGCGGCGGTCTTCATCGACGGGACCGAACCGTACTCCTCGTGTGCGCTGCCCAGGATGCGGATAGCGCCGTTGGCTTCGATTGCCGCAACGCCGGAGCCGCCCACATTGCGGACCACCGTCAGCACGTCCCCGGTCTTCCCGGTAATGCGGCAGATTTCGGGGGCCGCCGAAGAGGCGACTGCGGTCGGCACGCAGAACTGCTCTCCGATCACAAACAGGGTTCCGTCCGTGACCGTGACGGTCGTGGACGCGGTGGCCGCTCCAACGGCGGCAGCGCTGTTCTGCGCCCAGCGGGCGACGTAATCCGACTCGAACCACTCGACGCGGGTCGAATCGACAGCTTCGCGCTGCTTCGCTTCGTTCAGGAAGGTCAACAGCGGACCAGTGCGGGGCTCGACCCTGGAAATGTCGGCATCCACGCGCCGGACCAAACGCTCTTCAGTGATTGCGTGTCCGGTATTGCGGGGGACAATGATGTTAGCCATGACTTACGGCCTCCTTGGCCGTCTATTCGAATAGTCGTGACAACTTATTGCCCGGCAGATCAACAAGCGTATCGACGTAGGTTTTCTCGGTCTTGGGTTTCCCAAGGCCGGTGGCGCCGGAACCCGCATTCAGACCTTGACGGACGCGGTCTTGCCCGTTTTCGCGCTTGGCGATAGTGGCTCCCGTCCGTACCAGATCCTTTGCTTCGTCCCGGCTGATGCCCTTGTTCTGACCCGCCTTGATGAGTTTCGCGGCGGCCAGGAAACGTGCGTGCAGTGTCAACGCCTTAGCTTTGATGGGATCCTTGTGCTCCACGTTGATTTTCAGGAGTTCGTCATTCTCCGCCAGCACCCGGTTGAGGGGGCTGTTCGGGAACTTCTCCCCATCCACGATCAGCGGTTCTTCGCTGTCCGCGTCAAACATGGTGTCCACGATGGGCTTCAGGCCAGGGATGCTCTTCAGTTCGGTGACGGCCATCTCGTGAGCTTGAGACTGTTGCTCCTGTTGGACCGACCTGCGAACCGACGGGAGCACATCTCCCAGGTCCTTCTGGAGAAGTTCGCTCTTGAAGGATTCAAGCCGCTTCTCCATCGCCATCATCGTGAAGGGCAGGCCGATGGACAGCATCCGGCGCTTGAACAGGGAAGTCTCGATCTCCGAGGCTTTCCTGTAGTTGCCTTCCTGCCATGCCGCGTTGTACGCTTCGGCGGCCTGTTCTCCGTTCTCCCACACGTCCCCGATGTCGTTCAGTTTCAGCCGGTCAGATGGTGCTGCCACGACCTCTTCCTTGAGCTTCTCGGTGGGCGTTACTTCAGGCGTTTCCTCGGTGTCTTCCGCTGCGGCGGCTGCTTCGCCGTCCAGCTTCTTCTGGAAGTCCGCGAGGTAGTTCTTCGATTCCTTGGCCCCTGTTGCGGCTGCACCCTTCTGCAGCTTCTGGATCATTGCCTCTTTGTCGGCAAGGCGCTTTGCAATGAGCTTCTGGTGCTCGTCCTCTAAGTCGAGGTGGTGCTCCTTGGCAAATTGCTGAATGAGCGCTTCAATGTCGGCATCAGCCGATCCATCTTCGCTTTCGGTGGAGCCGGTTCCGTCCTCGGGTAGTCCCTTGGTTTCTTCGGAACCTTCCGGTTCTGCTTTTGGTACTGACTCCTCGGTGCTGGCTTCTGAGGACGGAGTAGCCTCGACTGTTCCACTGTCTGCCGGATCTGAGAACAGCCTGGACATGGCTCCGCTGCCAGAAGACACACTAGGTGCCGGAGTCGCTTGCGGTGTTTCCATCTAATACGACCTCCTGGGGTGGTCCCCAGATTTGAATTTCCAGGCGGGTGGTCCCGACGTGGGTTTACTGCTGAGGTTTTTCCGTTCCCTTGTGCAGCTTCGCGTAGCGCGCGAAGGCGATAGGGAACTCTTCAAAAATCGTAATGCCTGCCTCGAAGTGTGTGGCCCCGTTCAGATTCCCGGCACGTACTGCGGCGCGCAACTGCTCCGTGAGAGACTCGACCTCTGCGTTCGCCATTCCAATCAGCACCCGGGGGAACGCCTCGCCCTGCATCAAGTCCCGCAGGAACGACTCGTGTTCAAAGTCGTAGGGGAGCCGTGACGGCTTCGGAGGGTTAGGATCGAACGGCAACGGCGGCTCGAACGCCCACTTAATCACGGTGACTAGAACGATCCAGATTCGCTTCAGGCGACTCATTGTGCGGGTGCTCCGGCTTCAGGCGGCGGCCCGGCGGGGGCACCGGGCAGAGGCGGGCCGGCCGGCGGGGGTGCGCCCGCGCCGGGTTGCCCCTGTTGCTCGGCCAACTTCTTCTGAAGGACCGCCTTCACCATTTCGAGGGGTGGCGGGCCGGCTGGTCCAGGTCCTGGACCTTGGGATGGCGGACCCGCCGGGCCTTGGCCCGGGGGCATTTCAACCGCCACTTCGATACCAGCCCGCGAGAGGAACTGTTTGCGCTCTTCGTCGGTCAACTCGATCCACTTTGCCGAGATGGTGATGTTCGGCTTGACTTCAGGCGGAGGTGGCGGAGGCGGCGGCCCGGCGGCCCATGCCTTCAACTCGCGCCCCTTCCCCATCGCCACCAGGAGGTTATCCCGCGCCTTGGTCTGGTTGAACAGGTCCGGCCTGGAGAACGCGGCCTGCGCGATCTCACGGGCCTTGGTGAGCATGGTGTCGTCGTCGTCAGCCAGCATTGAACCGACCTCCGCGACGATCTCTCCGTCCATCTGGAACATCGCCGGGATCACCTTGACCCAGCTCTCTCGAACTGTGTCTTCCTGCGAGGAGTACGTCCGGTTGTAACGGCCCGCGTCGAACTCGATGGGCTCAGACAGCTCCGACCGATTCAGCAGGAACATCATCTCGGCGGCGTCCGTGACGGAATACCCCCACATATCGTTGATGTCCTTCGTGAGAACGTCCTGCGTCATCGCCATGATCGAAGCGCCTTTGGCTGTCTGATTCTGCTTCGGATCGACGTTGGCGGCCATCGACATGTTGTTCTCGCCGGTGGTCATTTGCGCCATACGCATGATGGCGCTCTCGTCCTGCAACCCCGCGGCGGCGGCGGCCATGGCAGCCTGCTCGCCCTGCACCCACATCTCGCCGGGTCCGCGCATGTGGACCAGGCGGAACCCGCTGTGCCGCTTGATGAGGTCCGGCTCCTCCAGGAGGCGCATGTTGGACGTGCCGATGAGCGGTCGCAGGATGTTGTAGATGAGATCCTGCCGCCGGTTCATCTGCCGCTCGTGCATGTCGTGGATGCCGGACATGGTCTGAACGGTCGAGTCCCCAATCCCGCAAATCAGGTCGTCAATCAGGACCGCTTCCGTGAAGGCGATCTTCCCGTCGAGCGAGTAGGGGTAGTCTATCTCCCCGATCCAGATGTCGCCCTCCCCGACGTAGGTGAGCTTCTGATCCTCGCCGGTGGTGTGCTGCTCCAGGATGGTCCACTCGGCGGCGCGTTCCTTTTCGGTGGTCTCACGCAGGTTTACGGAGTCCCGCGCCATCACGGCCAGCATCTTGTCCTTCAGGTTGCGCTGGTCTCGGTTGACGGACACCGGCGCCGTGCCGTCAGGGAAGCGATCCATCAACTCCTGGAACCCGGCCTTGAGTTCGGGAATGCTCTCCGCCACGTTCTCGATCCATGCCTTATTGCGGCGGCGCTCCACAATGAACCAATTGCTCGCCTGAAGCCTGGTGAAGTTTGGCTCGGGGTAGCAGTCCCCGATGAACAGGAAATCAGCCTTCGGACCCTCGTAGGCTTTGTACATCTGCTTGACGGGCAACATCCCACCGCGGCTATTCTTTTCGAGCAGCCGGCGCAGAACCCTGTCCGTCAACTGCGGGTCCGCCTGGAGGTACTTCGGATTGATCTTGTAGGTGGATGCAATAGCATCCAGTGTTTCCGGGTCGAGCGGCGCGCCCATCACGTCCACCCGTTTGTTGCGAACATACTCCTCGACGGCCCAGTACCACGCCTCGACGCTCCAGCCGAACAGCGAAGCCTGGAGGAAGTGCTTCTTCTTACCGCGCTGGAGTTTCGCTTTGTCCCACTGCATCATCAAGGTCCGCGAGATGAGTTCCGCGACCTCGTGGTCTTTGGCGTGGAAGCGCAGATTCGGAGGCTGCGCCGTGCCCCGCGCGACAGTGCGCCGAACATAACTCCAGGTGAGCGGGCTGCCAACGGAACTCAGGTCCGGGTCCGGTTTTCCGTCCGACCCTAACTCTGCGTCCCGTACGGCGTGGTAGTGCTTGTACGCCCGCTCCCACGCGGAGTAGTAGTTGCGCTCAAGCCAGTCGAAAGACTCTTTGCGCCGGTGGCTTACGGTCTGCGCTTTGTCGTCAGATTTGGGCATTTAAGCGACCCTCACTAAGCGCATTGGCTTACGCCTTGCGTCCGCGATCCTGTCTAGCCATGTGATAAAGCCATCGTAAGGCATAGATGCTTTCGCCCGGTTACACAACCAACAACACGCCACGCAGTTATCTGGGGTGTACCCGATGTTGTTGTCAACCCGGTCTATTCCGTTGTAGAAGAAGGAACCACTCAAGCCCGACCCTGCCTTTTCCCTTGACGGCGGGATGGAGCAGTAATGGCAGCTAGAGGTAAGTAGCTTATTGGCTATTTCCCTGTTCAATCCCCACTCTAGGCCTCTGCTCCTCGAAGATCCAATATATGCGCCGTACACCCTATTAAACGCCCCCACTCCAGGCGGGAGTATATTGTGGGGCCTGCCGCCATCCAGAAGACTCTTGCTCCAATCCCTACACTGTTCCCTACACTGCTCTTTCCTAATACAACCGCAAGACTTGGAACGGCCACGCAAAAGGGAATCCCTTAGCACCACTACTCGATTCCCGCACTCGCACACGCAGTTCCACATCGACCTGTTTTTTGCTGACGCAGTAAAGGAGAGGGCGGTTAGCCTGCCAAACTTACGACCAGTTAGATTCCTGCGTTGTGACATTGATTGTAAATTCTTGAAAGCGCGCTAACTGGCGGCGTTTACCCAGGTTCCCTTTTCACTTACGATGGCGTATTCGGTCGAACTAATTCCGAGCAAAGTGCAGACCCCGAAATCCGCGGTGGTCACGTTCTTGTAGACCTGGCCGCTCGTTCTGCCTCCGATGCTGACTCCGCTCGGTGCCTGGAGCACGATGAAATGCGCTGCCACATCCGCCTTGACGAACGTGAACCGCATCCCGGCGGCCGGCGTGGGCAGTGTGAACGTGATCGAGCCAGTCGCTCCGGCGTTCGTGAAGATGGTCCCGGTTTCGAGAGCCTTGACCGTGTAGGCCGCGGTCTTCGCTACCGGACCCTTGCCGAAGCTGCCGTTGTCGGCGCGCCTGTAGCCGTCGCCGCAATCCATCAAACCAAGTTGTGGTTGATCCATTTTGTTCTCCTCCGCGCGTCAGTTAAGACGCGGCTGATTTCATGAAAGTAAAATCCGCGCACGCCAGATAACGCAACAGGTCAAGCAAGTGGGAGCGTGCTTCCACGGCATCTTGCTTCAGGTCCTTCTCGTCCGAAAACGTGCGGCTGGGCTTGTAGCGGTGCCGCAGAAATTCCAAGGTCAATTCCGCGAGGCTCGCCGCAACGTGCAACTTCGGCCAGACGCCGCGCTGATCGTGACGCCGCGGCTTAAGCAAGTCGCGGATGGCGTCCTCTCCGGCCTCGTGAGACTTGCGCGGGTCGCGGCAGTCGATGCCGTACCGCGAATAGCGCCGGGCGTAGGTCTCGATCCGGCTGGCCTCATCGGACGCCTTGAACGCCTTGCCGGCCTGATCCATGTAGCGTTCCAGGACCTTCTCGCCGCCGTTCATCTTCCGGTAGACGCCGTACTCGTCGCCGTCTTCGGCATGATGCCACTCGATTCGGTTTCCTTCGAGCAGCGCCAACGTCTCAGCGTAATCGTGGATGGTGTACGCCTTCTCCTCGTCGGAGTCCTTCAACATCCGGGGGTCGCCGTAGACCACTGAGGGCCACAGTTCCCGGTAGGCGTACCAGTCGTTCCATTGATCGACCAGAATCCACAGGAAAGCGTGCGGCGTGCGCGGATGCGGGTCGATTGCCATAAAGCGGCAACCAACCCTCGGGATCTTGTCGTCCGCGATGACGTGAGTGGCGACGTCGAACTCTGGGTACACGCGCTGTCCCGAAAGGGCGTGCGCCTCTCCCAGCATCTCCCGGCGCCATATGGCCTTATTGGTGTACTTCGCCTCTTCCCGCGCGGCCCACGCTGGATTCTTATCCGGGTCCGCCCAATACCGCAGTTCAAGGATCGGGATGCCTTCCGGCGTCCGCGTCATCCATATCCCCGGAATGGGGCTGATGGACTTCGGAATTTGGATGGCCTGGGTCACTTATGGGCGAACTCTTTGTCGGGCTTCGACATCTGCATCTGCTTCATGGCCGCCACCCGCATGGACGGGAATTTTTTCTTGACCTTGGCCTTGATCTTTTTCAGGCCGGCAGGACCGGCGAACCGACTGCCCAACGAAAGCGCACTCTTGGCATGACTGACGTTGGGAATCGGATAGCTCCCGGCACCGGGGGCCTTCCCCGGAAACACGAAGTTGGACTTAGGCAACGCCTTGCGTTGCACAGAGGACAGTGTCGCCATCGAATTTCTCCTTACCGAAGAACCAATTCCACAGATGCGCCTGTTCAGGCCCGTACCGCTCCCACGGGCGCTGCCAACCCTTCGCTTCGTACTCTTTCGTCAGGCTGGCGCACGGTTCCACTGGAATCCGGTCCAGCAGCACCACGGGAATGGATGGCTGAATCCAGGACCGCTTGATTTGCTGCTGATTCTGCCAGTCCTGCCAGCCGTAGTAGATACCGTGGCTCTCAGGGAGCTTCTTACCCTGGAAAATGTCGCGCCGCGCCAAGAACAGGCCACCAACGAACGCGGCCGGGGCCGGTCGATAGGGCAACCCGCCCTCTAGACCCCAGTACTCGAGCCCCACGAGGTCCGTCTTCGGCTCACCGGCAATAACTTCCATCGCCACATCCAACCACCCGGGCGGAAGAAGCGTATCGTTGTCGATTTTCGCTATAAATTGGGTCTTACACTCGAAAACCGCGTCATTGGCGATAGAAATGGGCGATCCGATATTGGTTCGGCGGACTTCCGACTCAATCGGAACGAAATGCGCTGCATCTTCGAGCACAAGGTCTGTGCCATCCACCGATCCGTCATCGTTCAGCCACAACTTCTCGACCAGATCCCAATTCGTGTTGCCCAGTAGCGACGTCAGGCTCCATTCCGTAAATTGCTTGCGGTTCTTCGCCACGAAAAGGATACTGACCGGGCTCAAGCCGCCTCCGGACCGAATTTAGGCCACACCACCGGCCGTGCGCTGGCGCAAAGGTCCTCGAAGAAGCCCGGCCCTGCGCTCGACAGCAAAATCAGGTGCTTGCAGAGTGTTGCTACGGCCACGTTGTACGCTTCTTCTCCCCGGTCCATCCAGGCGATCTCATCCAGGATGACGATGGTGGGGTGCTTCGACCGAATCTTGTCGGGGTCTCCAGGAATTGCCATGAAAGACGACCCGTGAGCGGTAGTGAATTCGTGGTCCGGCTGCTTTTCCAGCGCCTTTTCGAGCGGCCAGTGCTGCCGCAGCAGCGGGTCGCTGTTTTTCCACAACTCCTTGGCGTATCCGACGCAAGTAAGCGCGGTGTCCTCGTCCCGGCTCTGCACTACCGCCAGAATCGCCGGGTTACAGAGGACCTGGTGGGTCGCCCAGGCCGTCACGACCCAGGACAGCATCATAGTCCGGCTCTTCTTAATGCCCTTGACCGGGTTCGGCTCGTACCGGAGATAGTTCAGCACCAGCCGCAGGTATTCCTTGTTCGGGAACGGACGGTACGGCTCTCTGCTTTGCTCGTCTTTTGTTTTGGTGCATTCCGTCATCCAGAAGAAGGGGTCGCGCAGTGCCAGGTTTGCCTTGAGCAGATCCCTCCGCTGCGCCAATTCCTGCAACTGCTTCTGGGCCAAGCTGGCTGGCAAGGCGTTCGATGCTACCACGGAGGGCGGCGTACTCATTCGCTAACTCGTCCTTCGAGAGGTTCACGATCAGGCTGCGGTTGTTCACTTCGATCTGCTCTGCCGGGAATCCTCCGTGCATCTTGATGGTCTGGACCGCGGCCTGCAAGCGCGTGGCGTTGTCGGGGGTTTCGATGATGTCCACGACCTCGCCGTCCTTGTTCGTGACGACGCGCTTCTTCGTGGCGTTCATGGACTGCGCCAGCGTGGAGATGCCCTTGACCAAGCACGCCCCCACTAGCCCGCCCAACTGCTGCGCGTGCGTCCGAACCCCAGTGGCAACCGCTTCCAGATATGTCTGATTGGCCTTGGCGCATATCTCGCGGACCTGATAGTCCTCGATCCCGATACGCGCCGCCGTGCCGGCTACCCACGACTCGTAAGGCAGTCCGGACTGCGGCCGGGCCGCCTCGTAGGACTCCCAGACTTCCCGCATCACCATCAGCGGATCTTTGTCCGGTCCGTATTCCGACTTCCGTGCGGCGATAGGTCATCCCTCCGGCTACGCGCTCACTTGCCCGTGATCCAGCGCCAAAGCCGCGACCACGTAGACGGTGCCACGTAAAGCCCAGCCACGTAGATCGGCACGGGCGGGGCCGGTTTGATCGGCTCCACCGCTGCGGGTTTCCGCCTGACAATCGACACGCGCTTGACTGGCTTCTTCTTTTCCGCCATATGATCAGGTCCTCTCCCGGCGTTTGAATATCCCGACCAGCCCGTGAAGCAACGGCAAGCAGACGGCTCCCAACGTAGCCCAGCCGATTTTCATGAGTGCGGATAGGTTTGACTCGATGCTCGCCACACGTTCGCGTAGGACGGTGATCTGCTCTCGTACATTAGCCGACTTCAGTCCGTCGGTGTACGCCTCGATCACGGCAACCCTCGAGTTCTCCTGGCTCATGTACCGGCTGATTTCCTGGTGCGAGGGATACTCCGCCTGAGCCGCCCATACGGTAGGTGCCGTCCAGGCCAGCACAATACAGGCGCTCGCCAGGATCGACGTGCAGAAGAATCCGTTGAAGGCTAGCTTCGTGCGAGCACTCATTGCAACCGCCATTGTGGGAATGTAGTCAAGATCGAAGCCCAATCAATTCGCGCGATCTCCGCCAGCGGGTAGCAGCGGAGAACGGGGGCAGCCGTAACCACCCCCGTTTCGGGAGGAGGAGGCGCAGCATTCGCCTCGGGTGGGGGAAACATTCCGCGATCTCTTGCGATCCACTTAGCTCCAGTCACGCCAGCGACGACCCGCTTTTCGTCTGCGGCTTGGAGTAATCCTCGGGCCACGGCATGCGCTCGTTGAAGCGCTTCTGAATCTCGGCCTTCGAAGGGAACCCGACAGGCAACGGCGTCATCGTGTAACCAGACTGGTTTGGCTCAAGGCCGCAGGCGTTCATAGCGGCCGGCACACTCCCAAATCTGTGCTCCAAGACGTGCGGGTTGATCCCAGCCTTGACCAAAGCGTCGCGCCCCGGAGTCCTCCCGATGGTTGCCGCCAACCGCTGCACTTGGTACAAGAGCTGTGCCGCGCATCGGTTGGCTTTGTTTTGGACTTCTACGGGGTGGGGGCCGAAAGTTCGACCCTTGACTTTGCCCTTGCCGGAAGCCCTACCGGCGATGAACCGCTTGTCAGAAGTGCCCCGGCCCTGCTTTGCTTCCCGGATTTGCACATCCCGGCGCTTGGCCCGCAGCCCTAATCCAGAGATCGCGGTATTGCGACTCAGCCCGTGCGTGGCGTTGTACTCTGCCCGCCCGATCCCATGATTCCGGTGTATGCGCGACCCGAGAAACCGGAACCACTCCCCGCATTCGTGACACTTCGTGGTGTCGTCGGCGGTATTGTATTCCATCGCGCCCAGAACAGACTTCCCGGATGCCACAAACGGCTGTTTCTCTGCCCACGTGAAAACGTGCCCGCGAATGATTACGCTCCCGTGGGCTTTCTGTGGCGGAAACGAGATGCTCTTGACGCCGCCGACGTTGCCCGACGCGGCGCGCGTGGCGCTTCCGGTTACTCTGCCAGACGGAGGACCGTAGTGAGCAGTTAACGCCACGATTCGTATCCCCGTTCAGGCTGACGCCGCCACAAGCACATCCAGCAATACTCGCTGGAAGACCGCCTTCACATGCCGGTCATCGTTCCCGTTCCGATCCTTCGGCACGAGCACGCGCCCGTCACCCCGTTGCCCGTCCAGCCGCTTCAGCGACCACGGGCGGCATCCCGCACTCAGGTTCTCTACGAAGCTGTACCGCGTCCCGCCGAAGGGCCGATCTATCGTTCGGCTATGATCGTCCCGCTGCTTGTGCAGATACGCCCGCTTGGCCAAACCGGCCTTCGAGCGCACCACAGTCACCAACCCCAAACCCTCCAGCCGCAGTAACCGCGACAGGGAGATCGAGTCAATGGCTTCTCGCTCATGCGAGTACAACGGGTACACTTCGGCATCAGAGGCAAGTGAGGGCATTGGATGAACCTGCGTGGTATTCTCGCCGCCACGGCGGGCGCACTGCTATCTCCTGAAAGTGTACAGGAGCATCTTGAATCTGGCAATACTTTTCCACACGATTTCCACACTTATTTTCTAAGTGCTTTTTTACTAACGTGTTACATGATGAATTTCCTGTGAATATCCTGCTAACAGGTAGGCTTTGATCGAATCCGCGAAAAGTAGCTATTGCAATTCCGATTCAACCTGCCGTAAAATCAAACCCGTACCAAGTCCACTAGAGCGCCAGGGTTCAGTCACTCGTGACGGCCTGGTGAGGTCAGTGGCCCGGCGGTCGCAACACCGGCACCGCTGAGAATCCCTCGATCCTCCGCAAGAACAAGGCGGTAAATGACGCCGAGCGAGCGGGGCAAGGATCTGGCTGTTGCGTAAGCAGGCCATGCGTGGTTTGAACCACCGGCGCACGGAGGGTAGGGAGGTCTTTGTTTTGTTGAGCCCTGTCACCAGCTACCGCCGCAAGATACAACCGAGAAAGTGGCGATTCGCCGTCCAGATGCGGCTACACCCCACCAACGCCGAGGCCATGATCTGGAAACGCCTGGTCGGGAAGCAGACCGGCTTCAAGTTCCGACGCCAGCATCCCATGATGGGTTGGATTGTGGACTTCTGCTGCAACTCGCGCAAGGTCATCGTGGAAATCGACGGTCCGGTACATGATACGCCGGAATCGCTTGCGTACGACAAGAGGCGCGAAGACGCACTCGCCGCCATGGGGTTTCGCACACTGCGGTTCTCCAACGAACAAGCCACCCGGCACACTCAGCAAGTGATTCGATCAATCCTTGAAATCTGTGACGCGCGACCAGTCTTCAACTCTTGGAACCACGGCATCAGAAGCAGTATCAGCCCCGTCAATGCCGTTTTCCCAAACCCAACTTCATAGAATTTTCTGGAATCAAGCATAGCCGAACCTGAAAGCCCACGGAAGCCCCACAGAAACACCCACCCCGCTCAACGTGAACCTGCCTTAACGCCAGCACGGAATCGAGAAACGGGATTGTACTGCGGTTCTGGAGTCCCTATTGATAGACCAGCCCCCTCCCCTCGACCGGCTGGATCGGAAATCGACCCCCACCCCATCGAAACCCGAGAGCCGCAGCACACTGAAAACAAAGGGCGTAACCTGATAATCACTATTATCGTGAGCTTGAAACAGAGGCGCTACAGGGCAAGGGAACAGGACAGCCAGTTGCAACTGAGTTGCAGGTAGAAGGCTGCGGACTGAGTGCTACACTACTTTGAGCGTATCTACTACCCGCATTTGAGGGGAGACGGAGGTATACGGGCCAGGATACGGGCAGGGAGGCATGACCTCAGCCATTGAGACGCGGTAAGCGCCGAGCCTGCCATATCGTTGCACCTTGCCCTGCTGCATCCAGCGGCGTAGGCAGCGCTTGGTGATGCCAGCCCACTTGAGAGCCACCTTGATTGGGACCAGATCGGCAGGTGTGCCGGCTGGGGCCGGCGGCAGAACAGGGTCCGGGTGTTGCGGAGGCGGCAGGCGGAGGGTGGCCGAGAGGGATGCGAGGTCGGCGGACGGCAGGACGTTGACGCTACCGAGTGGGCGGCCCATCATCCTTGCTCTCGTGGTTGCCGGCCCATGATGCTGTGTTGAGCCTACGGACGGCGTCCAGCTCATTCAGATCACACGGCGAGGCTGCCTGCGGCTGACTGTCCAGCTCCGCCCACGGCATCCGGGCCTCGCTCTCGTGGCTGATGCCCTCGGAATCGAGGTAGCTCACGTGCTCCATGCGGTAGGTGCCCAACTCCCCGCCACGTCGTCGGCAGGCTGTGAATGTATCAGTGTCCATTGATGTGCTCTCGCGGCATGATCGGCTCATTGATGGTGGCTGCTGAAATGGAGCAATCGGAGATGTGCGTGTCGAGGGCGCCGAAAGTCGCAGGTTCGACAGATCCATCGGATATATCAGCGTGCTCGAATTCGGGGGATACAACACCATCAGGTGCCCCCGGCGGATTGCATGGCGGGGCGCTCACATATCCGATGGAGCCGCCTGTCAGCACAGCAGACTCAACGCCAGGCACTCCGTGCCCAGAGACAGATCCATCGGATATATCAGCGTGCTCGAATTCGGGGGATACAACACCATCAGGTGCCCCCGGCGGATTGCATGGCGGGGCTGCTAGGGGCATGTTTGCAGGCATGTTGAGGGCTTTCCGTGCCCAAGCGCACATTCCGGGGCCGTACTGCTCCGGGTGCTCCAGGATGATTCGGGCGGCAGATTGGTTGGCCTTACCGTATTCGATGGGGATCTTATTTGCCATCTCGCCTCGTGCGCCTATTCGCAGCCTTGCCGCCGGCTGATGCGATCTCGCGGCGGCGCTCGGGGGATAGGGTTGCAGCACGAGCTGGTCCGCCTTTGAGCCCTGCCTTACGCTTGGCCTGTCTGATCCGCTCCGCTTTGCGCTTCCCGATCATCCTTGTAGTAGCATAGCACAGAACGGGTTGGCGCTTGACAGGTTTCTGCGACTCTATTGCCAGTGTTTGCATGAACTTCCCCACAATCTGATGGCAGCATGTGAAATAGTGCTTGACAAAGTAATGGATCTCCTGTAATATCGTGAGTATGAATAACAACAAAGCAGTCCGCAACGTAATCGACGCCGGGTCTGGATATGTGGTCTATCCTAGCGGCACAGCGGCCAGCACATTGGCTAAGGCCACTGTGCGAGCACGGCAGGAGAGTAAGACTGAGCGGGACGGCTGGGCGCGGGTAGAACGGTGCAGCGATAATGCCATCCTGCAGCACGTGTTCATGGGCCGGATCACCGCCCGCTGAGGACCCCCCACGATGACCACCAACCAAATGCAACCCGCAGTCGGACAGACGGAACACGCAGCAACCTACAGCCCGGAAGATAACAAACTCCGGCTTTATCCCGCGTGCCGGCTGGATCCTGACGAATACGCCAAGATGAAGGCGGCCGGCTTCTCGTGGGCGCCGAAGCAAGAACTATTCGTCGCGCCGGTGTGGACGCCGACCCGCGAAGACCTACTTGTCGAGATGTGCGGCGAGATCGGCGACGAAGACACGAGCCTCGTTGACCGATCCGAACAGCGCGCGGAACGCTTTGCGGACTACAGCGACAATCGCCGGGCCGACGCCGAGCGGTCCCACGAGGCGGTTAGCGCCATCGTGGATGGCATCCCAATGGGACAGCCGATCCTGATAGGGCACCACTCCGAGAAGCACGCGCGCAAGGATGCCGAGAAGATTCAGAACGGAATGCGGCGCGCCGTGAAGATGTGGGAGCAGGCGAACTACTGGAAGTCGCGGGCGGCCGTTGCTATCCGCGCGGCGAAGTACAAGGAACTTCCAGCGGTTCGGGCGCGACGGATCAAAGGGATCGAAGCGGACATCAGATCGTATCGGGCCAGCTACACGCCGCATGACAACCAGCCTGCGATCATGCAAACCCGGTGGAACGCAGAGAAAGACGCGCCGGCGATTCCCCACGTTTGGGTTGGGCCGAAGGGCCGCGGCGGGCATTGGGTGCCGCTGGAGGACCTGCCACGCATCGAAGCGGGGGCGCAGCGATGGTTGGAGCACCTTCAGAACCGCCTGGAGTACGAGCGGGCGATGCTGGCCGAGGGCGGAGGGTTGGCGGCGGATGGGTTTGACATTCAGATCGGCGGGCGGGTGTTCGACGGCGGGAGTTGGCTCGTCGTCACCAAGCTGAACCGCAAAGACGGCGCACTTTTCAGTGTGTCCGTGTTGGGCCGCTGGTCTGCCACTCTGCCGGTCGAGCAGGTCCGAGATTACAAACCGCCGGAGGCGGGAGACGCTGAGAAGGTCGCGGCGGTTTCCAAACTCGCCCCGCTGTGCAACTTCCGTGCCGAGGGCTGCATTGAGTTGACCTCGGAGGAGTGGAAGCGCAAGCAACGGATTTCTGATAGCTACTTCGTCCACACGTTCAAAGCGACCGAAACGACGGGCGCCTACCGACTGCGGACGGCGCACGGACCGAACTGGTCGCGGCTGCCGGTGTTCCTGACCGACGCGAAGGTCGTAGAGGCTCCCGCTCTGAAGCCCGCGCCCGAACCGGTTGCGTTCGCGCCGATCAAAGATGCACGCGAGTGGAAAGCCTACCAGCCACCTGAGCCTACCAAGTTCGACGCACTGCGCGAGACGCTCAAGGCTGGCGTGCAGGTGGTGACGGCGGATCAGTTATTCCCGACACCGCCAGACCTGGCAGCGCGGATGGTGGAAGCGGCGGACATCCAGAACGGAGACCGAGTACTCGAGCCCAGCGCGGGGACGGGGAATATTGCGCGCGCGGTTTTCACCGCGGCTCCCGTGCACGTTGTCGCCGTTGAGATCAACCGCGATGTTTTGAACGCTTTCGAGGCACAGTATCACTCATGGAACAATAGCCGAATCGAGACGCACTGCGCCGACTTCCTGGCCTGTAACGACAACCTCGGAAAGTTCGACCGCATCTTGATGAATCCACCTTTCAGCGACGGCGCCGACGTCAAGCACATTCGGCACGCGCTCACGTTCCTGAAGCCTGGCGGGCGGCTGGTGGCGATCTGCGCCAACGGACCGCGGCAGCGCGAGGCGCTCATGGGGCTGGGAACCTGGGAAGACCTGCCGGCCGGCACGTTCAAGGCGTCTGGAACCGGAGTAAATGCGGCTATGCTGATTGTGAATGCTTGACTGTTGGCTATGCCTGACTTACAACACCAGCCGGGCATAGACGAGCGGTACAAGCACAGAAAGGGAGATGAAATGGAAACCAAACAGACAACGAAATACACACCAGGGCCGTGGAAGTTAGACGGCGGGGAAGGCACGCGCGGGCAGTTGTACGTGTGGTCTGACCGCGATGAGCGCGGCAAGGGTCTCATCGGTACTCACGAAATCTGTGTGGCTATCATCCAACCCAACGCACGATGTGAGGGTAGCGCGGCCTACGCGGAAGAGGAGATCAAAGCCAACGCCGATCTAATCGCAGCCGCGCCTGCAATGTATGAGGCGCTGGAAGCGGTAGTGCAAACCATCTGGGCCGATTGCCGAATACCAGCCGAGGTCCGCAAGGACTGGGAGTCGGTGTATCATACCGTGATTCTGTCCGCAATGAGAGCCGCGCGTGGAGATAAGTTAGATGTTGCCAGCAATCGTACAAACCGATAGCCTCCTCCCCCTCGTGCGCCTGGTGACGGACTCAGTTACCAGCCCGCACAGCAGACGGGCATACAGCCGGGCCCTGACATCGTACCTGACATGGCATCGCGCCACGGGGCAGGGGGGATTCTGCAGGGCCTCAGTGCAGGCGTACCGGACGTACATGGAGGGCTTGGGGAACCGGCCCCCCTCGCTCAATCAGGCGCTCTCGGCAATCCGCAAGCTCGCCAGCGAGGCAGCCGAGGCGGGTCTGCTCGATGAGGGCACGGTCGCCAGCATCCAGCGGCTCAAGGGTCCGCCGCAGCGGGGCCACCGCGCGGGCCAGTGGCTCACGCTACCCCAGGCGCGGGTACTGTTGGCGGCTCCCGATGCCAGCACGCTCAAGGGCTTGCGTGATCGCGCATTGTTGGGTTTGCTGCTGGGCTGCGGGTTGAGACGGGGTGACATAACAGGGCTACATGCAACTCAGTTGCAAGAGCGAGAGGGGCGGCTCTGCCTGGTGGACCTGACCAGGAAGGGCGGCCGAATCCAAACCATCCCCATGCCCGAGGGTGTCGCCGACGCTGTACTCGCGTGGATGGACCGCGCAGCTATAGCTGCCGGGTGTGTATTCCGGGAGGTCGACAAGGACGGGCGGCTCTCAGGGGATCGGCTGTCCGGGGCTGGAATCTGGTACATCGTCCGGGAGTACGGCGCGCGGATTGGGATGCCGGAACTCGCGCCCCACGATTTGCGGCGCACGTGTGCGGGGCTGGCTTTGAAGGGTGGCGCGACTTTACGCAAAATCCAGCAAATGATGGGGCATGGAAGCCAGGGCACCACCGAGATTTATCTTGAAAACATCATGGACTTACAAGACCCCGCCTGCGATCACCTGGGAGTGTGATGGCCCCCAATAGAATCCCTGCGCACGCCATGAAGTTGCCTATGCATGTATCCCAGCGTTTTTTACGTTGCACTTCCCGAAATTCACTTTCTGCCATTGCTGCTTCGCCTTCCTCTTCTCCGCGCTGGCCTTCGCGGCTAATCCGTAGGCCAATCGCTCAATCATTTCGGCCACCGTCATTTGCAGCACGTCGATTTGCGCCGTCTCGATAATTTCCTCGCTTAGGCGTTTGCGGACGTGCTGGATTCCTTCTACCAATTCGATGTAGATGCCCTGATAGGGCACGTTGTTCCCTAACGACCACTCCCTGTGCGGGGCGGCGCTGTGCCATTTCAGCAACAGATCGGTTGCGTTCGTCATGCTTTCTTCCTCGCTTTCGCGCTGGCCTGCGCCGCCCGCTGCTGGTGCGCCCGCAACTGCTCCGGCGTCAGGGATCGCAGGTAGGCGCCGCGGCCGGCGAGGCCGCCGAGCTTCCCCAAAGCCTGGGCGTGCGGGTTCTTCGCGGGCTTCATAATGCTTTCGCTACGAATCGCGCCCCGTTGTCCACTTCTCCCTGCTCGACGCGGATTCGATCCTCGCGTTTCTCCCAGACTCTCGCGCACTTTTCGGCTGCCTGCATAGTGCGATGAGTATGATTACACCAGCCGGATTCAGAGTAATGGCCGCAAGATTGAGTTTCCAGCACTGCCTGATATTGTTTGTTTTCCATGATGATCTCCTAGCGGACGGCGCGGTCATACTCCCGCGCAATCTCGGACACGCACACCATAACGCCATCCAGGTACATGTCGCGTAATTGGCGGCACCGGCTGTTTAGGCTGCGGCGATTGATCTGCGCGTCGGTCACGGAGATGATCTTGGTCCCCATTGGCGTCTCTACCGTTGCGGTGTAGGTCCTGCTGGCTGCTTTATCGTTTTCCATGTCCCAATCCTAGCACCGTAGCGCTATGGGTGCAATACCCTCAAAGGGGTAAATGTTAGGCCCCCGCAAATGGGGGTATTCTTTTCCGCCCTACGGCGCGTCGAGTCTTTTCCGCGTGGGTAACAGCGCCCAAGGCCCCCAACCGGCCCTGCTGGGGAGCTAATGCACGGCGCTGCCCACTGTACGCAGTTCCGCCACCGCCATCTTGAGCAGTTCGGCGTATTCCCGGAGCGTGCCCCGCTCTCCGGCGTCGGCTACCCGGTGGGCAGCCTCCTGACAGGCAGCGGCTAGCGACCCGTGGTACGTCACCGCTTTTGTCGTCTCCTCGCCTGGCGTGGCGGCGTCTTTCCCGCGCTTTCCGAGCGTGGCGACTTTCCAGCTCAATTCGTCTCGGCTTATACGTACTCCGTGGCATTCGTAAAATATTCTCTCGGACTGTTCTCTTTTCATATTTCTCCTGTTCACGCTGTCAACTGTTTTCATGCCGTCGCCGCCTTCTTTCACCTAATCGGCCATTTTCCGATGCTCGCTCCCCAGTTGGTTTTCGTCGGCTCCCATTTCGGCTTACGGGTGTTCGTGCGATCGTACGGCGCGCGGATGGTCTTAGGCTGCTTCATGCCATCCTCCGCAATAAATGCGGCTTGTTCTCCGAACGATATCGCGCCATCACCCGCTGGTGACTCTCCTGCTGCGCTTGGTGATAGCATTCCGGCCGGCAAACAGGGCACCATCGGCAGCGGGTCGAGGACATGTGCTCGGCGCCGCAGTGATCACAGACGTTGAGGACGGCCTTTGCCGGAGACTTGCGCGACGGTTTGCGCTTGCGCCGCTCCTGATGTTGGCGCATCTCCAGATTCGCAATCTGCGACCGCAACTCCGCCACGCACGGGCACCGCAGACAGCGACCGCGGCAAGGTTGCGGGTCCTCGTGGTCCATCCCACATGAGGGGCAGGGCATTAGAGCTCCCTCGCTTTCCGCAGAGCGTCCACGGCGGCATCCACCTGCATGATTGTGCCCTTGCAGTCGCGTGCTTTCTCCGCCGCGTCGAGTACTGCTTCCTTGCAGGCGGAGACGGCATCGGCCTTCTGCTTAGCCTGCTCTTCTGCGGCCCACTTTGCCCGCCATTCCACTAGTTCTTTCGCTCCACGATCTGGATGATGCAGCTTGCAAAACCCTTCCGTGATTGCGTTACGCGGGCAAGGCGATTGGTCGTAATGCCACTTGTCGCCCTTTGTGATCGTGCCCTTGCACTTCACTTTCGCTTCTTTCACATCGCCCTCCTCTCCAACAGCGCCTCAATCCTGTCCAGCCGCTCGGCAAGAGCCAGGTTGCTGATCCCTAACGGGCTCGGGTCTTGCTTCTCGCGCTCAGCCAGCCGAATGCGGATCTTGTCCACGCGCACGGCGACCTCGGGGATTCGCATCTGCTCCAGGCCGATCTTTATCCCGTACTGAATGCTCGTATAATGCTTGCCTGCGTAGAATTGCCCAATCCTGCGCATTGAATATCGCGCGCCCACAACTCCTCGCACCTCGCGCGACAAAACGTACGCGATTCTTCGCGGCGCCACGACCTCGCTCATGTTCGATTTCTGCCGAATGGCGTTGGGCGTGATGCCGAATTCCTCCGCTACCGCGGCGGCGATCTCGGCCAGGGAAGGGGGCCTCATGCCGCACCGCCGGACATCGTGACGACCTTCGCCAGTCCAGGCCGCGCCGGGTGCAGGAGTTTCGCAATCATCGGCGGGAACCATCCCCAAGACTGCGACGGCAGACCCTTGGACTTGTGAAGTTCCCGGAGCGTCTGACCGATTAGCGGCAGGCTGGCCTCCCCGCCAGCGTCAAGGCATTGCCGACAGAGTTCGTCGTCAGGTAGGCCCCATACCTGAACTTGCCGAGCCTCCGGGCCGCCCATGTAGCCGATCAGGCTGTCTCGCATCCAGGCGATCCGATTTCCCGGCACCTCCGAGCTTTGGTTCTCTCCCTCGGGGAGTTTTAGCGGCGGCAGTTCTCCCGACTCCGACGCTCGACTATCGACTACGACTCCGCATTCGACTACGACGCGCGGCTGCGCGCGCGAGGCGGGCAGAGGACCGTCATCTGACCGGCATATGACCGTCATATGACCGTCAGGAGATGGGCATTTACTGTGCTCTGCTCGAACTCGTTGCTTGAAGTTATTGATTTGCAAGTACTTCTTTCCGTTCTCACATTGATAAACTGTGACGAGGGGATGACCGTCATCTAAAAGCGTTTGACTGACCTCTGACAGCCATCTGACCGTCATCTGACCGTCAATTTCGGTGAGGCGGCGGGGGAAACACTTCACCCGGAGTAGCTCCGGGTCCGCTTCGTACCTCCCGTAGTCGTCCACGATGGACATCAGGCACCGGTAGAACAGTTCGGCGCCGATCGAAAGGCAGGCAATCGCCCGGCTATCAATAATTCCGTCTCTAAGAATTCGACTTGGCATTATGATTCGACCTCGAAA